ATTGTTGATGAAGCTGCATTTATCAGAAATATTGAAGAAATTTGGGTAGCATCACAAGCAACTCTATCTACTGGTGGTGGTGCAATAGTACTTTCAACACCTAATGGTATTGGTAATTGGTTTCATCAAACATGGGCAGGTGCTGAATCTGGACATAATGGATTTAATACAATTAGACTTAGATGGGATGTACATCCAGAACGAAATCAAGATTGGCGGGAGGAACAAACTCGATTATTAGGTGAAAAAGGTGCAGCGCAAGAATGCGATTGTGATTTTATTAGTTCCGGCCACACTGTAATTGATGGTTCAATATTGCAAGAATTTGAAGCAAAATGTACAGAACCTATAGAACGAAGAGGATATGATAATGGATATTGGTTATGGAAATATCCAGATTATTCTAAAGATTATGTAGTAATAGCTGACGTCGCACGTGGTGATGGTGCTGACTTCTCTACATTTCATGTTATCGATGTTGAAACGATAGAACAAGTAGCAGAATATAAAGGAAAACTTCCTCCTAAAGATTTCGGCAACATGTTAATAAGTGTTGCATCAGAATGGAATAACGCACTACTTGCAATTGAAAATGCAAACATTGGATGGGCTGCAATTCAACCTGTAATAGATAGAGGATATCAAAATTTATTTTATACATATAAAGATGATGGATATGTAGATGTAGATGTACAACTCAGAAAAGGTTATGACACAAAAGATAAATCTAAAATGGTGCCTGGAGTATCGACTACAGCTAGAACAAGACCATTAATGATATCTGCCCTTGAAATGTACATGAGAGAAGGTTCTCCTATTATTCATTCAAAACGACTTATACAAGAACTATTTGTATTTATTTGGGAAAATGGCAAAGCACAAGCACAACGAGGTTATAATGATGACTTGGTTATGGCGTTTGCAATTGGACTTTGGTTACGAGATACATCATTAAAATTAAGACAACAAGGCATTGAATTAAATAAACGTGCTTTGACACAGTTACAAAAAACAGACTCAGTTATTTATACCGGGAACAATCGACCTAAAGATATTGGATGGGATTGGGATAATGGCTACGGCAATGAAGATTTAACATGGCTTATTAAGTAACTTGATATTTATTAGTATAAAAGAATAAATACTATGGCGTCACTTAGAAAACGATTACAAAACTTATTTTCTACAAATGTAGTTGTCAGGGCTTATGGCAAAGATAAACTTCGTGTAGTTGATACTAACCGCCTTCAATCGACAGGTAACTTAACACAAAGTAAAGTAGCCGACAGATATACAAGACTTCACGGTTCAAACAAACATCGTGTTGGCGGAATGGGCGGGTATGACTCAAATTATTATATGCATCAAAATCGTATGCAGTTATATACTGACTACGAAATGATGGATAAAGATCCTATCATATCTTCAGCTTTAGACATATATGCTGATGAAGCAACATTAGCAGATCAGTTTGGAGATATTCTCACAATTAAATCATCAGATAGTAGAATTCAAAAAATTCTTTACAGTTTATTTTATGATGTAATGAACATTGAATTCAATCTTTGGCCATGGATTCGTAACATGGCAAAATATGGTGATTTCTTTTTGAAACTAGATATTGCTGATGAGATTGGTATTTTAAATGTACGTCCGTTTTCTTCATATGAAATTGAGAGATGGGAACAATTCAATGATAATACGGGTGAATATGATATTAAATTTAGACATATTGTTTCAGAACAACTTACATATGATGTATTTGAAATAGCACACTTCCGTAATATTTCAGATTCAAATTTCCTTCCATACGGACGAAGTATGTTAGAAGGTGCACGTCATGAATTTCAAAAATTAATGCTTTTAGAAGATGCAATGCTTATTCATAGAATTATGCGTGCACCACAAAAGCGTATCTTTAAAATTGATATTGGTAATATTCCACCTAACGAAGTTGATGGGTATATGGAACAAGTTATCAATAAAATGAAAAAGATTCCACACGTAGATCCTAAAACTGGTAACTATAACATGAGATTCAATATCAACAACATGTTAGAAGATTATTACTTGCCAGTTAGAGGAGGAAATAGTTCAACTGAAATTTCCACATTAGAAGGAATGGAATTTACTGGAATTGATGACATTGAATATGTTAAACATAAAATGATGGCTGCATTAAAAGTTCCAAAACCATTCTTAGGATTTGATGAGGGTGTGGAAGGAAAATCTACATTAGCAGCAATGGATATTCGTTTTGCAAGAACAATTGAGCGTCTTCAAAAGATATTTGTTTCTGAATTAACTAAGATTGCAATTATTCATTTATATGCACAAGGATATGAAGATAAAGATTTAGTTAATTTTGAACTTGAACTTACTGCACCATCTATTATTTATGATCAACAAAAAGTTGCACTAATGAATGAAAAAATTCAATTAGCGCAAACAATGAAAGATAGCAAATTAGTTTCTCACAGATACATATATGAATACATATTCAATATGTCAGAAGAAGAATGGTTGCAAGAAAGAAATGACGTGACTGAAGATATTAAATTAGCATTCCGACAAAATCAAATTGAACAAGAAGGAAATGATCCTACAGTAACAGGTCGTTCATACGGAACACCTCATGATCTTGCAACAGCTCATATGAGTAGTAATGATGTAGTAGAACCAGACAAAGGCGGTCGTCCTCCAGAAGGAATTAAATCTGGACAACACAAGAATGCGTTCGGATGGGATCCTTTAGGAACAAAACAAATCAAACAAGATTTAGATCCTGAGAATAGAAAATCAGCATTTATTGGTGATCCTAGATTCTATAAAAGGAATCCTAAACATACGAAATTCACAACAGAACATTCGGATATTTTAAAAAAAATTAAACCTAAATCACCAAAAATTATTTCAGAAACATTGAATAATAAACAAAATAACACAGAAACAGGCTCAATGTTAGATGAAAACAATATTTTAAATGATGATTAATATTTATAAGTAAATATACTTCGGAAGATTAATGAAAAAACTAAAACACTCAAAGTATAAGAACACAGGCATCCTTTTCGAAATGTTAGTTCGTAAACTAACTTCTGAAACTATGACTTCAGACAAATCAGTAACGATTGACATTATTAAAAAATATTTCGGAAAGAACACTGAGTTAGCTAAAGAAATGAAATTGTATAATGCAATGCTCAAAGAACAATTTAAGTCTGAAGCAAAAGCATTAGAATACATACGAAGCTTGAAAGAAGCTCATAAGAAATTAAATAAATCAATACTTCGAAGAGAACGATATAATCTTATAAAAGAAATTTCTAACAACTTCAAGTTAGAACAAATTTCTAAGATTAGAGTTCCTAATTACAAATTGCTAGCTTCTGCATATATTATTTTTGAAAATGATGAAGCAGATAATCCAAAACAAATTATGGAATGCAAAAGTAATATAGTTGATTCTATTATAACTGAAAGAGCTCAAGCAGAAAAACAAACAGATTCTGTATTAGAAGCATTTAAATCACAACCTAAAGATCAACGTTTATTGACGTATGAATTACTTGTTGATAAATTCAATAGTAAATATTCGGGCTTAGATGAGAACCAAAAAAGTTTGTTGAACAAATATATTACCAATGTTAATGACACAGAAACATTAAAAGAATATATTCAAACCATTATTCCTACAATCAAAAAAGGATTGAAAAGTCATGTTTCTCATATCGATGATGCTGCAACACGTATTAAAGTAGAACGTTTATCAGAAATGCTTTGTGATGTAGAAAATATTAATATTATAAAAGAATCACACGTATTAAATTTATTACGTTATTTTGATCTTTTAAAAGAATTGAATGGAGTACATAAATGAAATCATTACTAAAAGAAATGGAATCAAAATTCAAAGAGTTGGAAGAACAAGATCAAGACAAGGACGGAGACAAAGACTTCGCTGATGTAATGATTGCTCGTATGGTTGCATCTGGTATGTCAAAAGAAGATGCAATTAAAAAAGTAAAAGAAAAACAATATAATGAACAATCGGGAGAAGGTTCGATATCAGTAACAGATCCAGACAAAGCAAAAGAGTTAGCTGATAAAGGAATGGATGTTAAACTAGTAGATGAAGGTCTTCGTGGAGCACTTGATGAGCCATATTATATTGAAGTATCTTTAAGAGATGCCCGTAAAGCTCTTAATCTATTTGCTGATAAAAGAAACGGCTATCCGGAAGTAACTATTTATGGTAGCAATGTATATGCATCATTTGTTCAAAGTGAAATACATGATTTAATGGAAGATTTTGGTGCATATGATATTGAAGTATTAGATTCCACAACTGATTGGCAAGGTGATTGGAGAAACCCAGAGCCAGACGAAGATATTGACGAAGCTTCAACATCTGCAGGAGCAGGAGCATACAATACACCAAAAGCATTTTCTACACCAAAACAAGCTCGCAAGAAAAAGAAAATGAAGTATGCAGGTGTTGCAGAGTCAATGGATAAGAAGTATGAACAACTTATTGAATCATATAAAAAATTTGCATTAGGTGACTCAAAATCAACACCGGATAGAAAAGTAAAAGAAACGATTAAAGAAGTTTCAAAAAAGCTTCAAGAAATTGAACAACTTGTTCGTTATTCTTCTCGTTTAAAAACAGAGTCAGGTTTGTCTCGTGAAGGGTATGGCCCGTCTGTTGATAAAGCATTAACAAAAATATCAGAACGTCTTGTTAAGATTTCTGAAAGAGTAAGAGCATTAGGAGAATAATATGAACAATCTTTTATTAGAATATAAACCATTTCAACCAAAAGTATTGTCAGAGCAAAGTGCTCGAGAATATGGCGTACCAGGTGGGTTCATTGTACAAGGTGTACTTCAACGTGCTGGTGCAAAAAACCAAAATGGTCGTATATATCCTAAACATATATTGGAAAGAGAATGTAAACGATATATGACAGAATTTATTGGACAGAATAGAGCATTAGGTGAATTAGATCATCCAGAGTCATCAGTTGTGAATTTAAACAACGTATCACATAACATACTTAAGATTTGGTGGAGCGGAAATGATTTGATGGGAACAGTCCAAGTACTTGATACTCCATCAGGAAAGATCCTTAAAACATTGTTTAAAGAAGGAATTACATTAGGTATTTCAAGTAGAGGTTTAGGTTCTGTAAAAGAATTATATAAAGAAGGAGCTGTAGAAGTACAAGATGACTTCGAACTTATTGCATGGGACTTTGTTTCAAACCCATCAACACATGGTGCATTTATGAGTCCTTCTAAAATGAATGAATCTGCAGGAGCTGTAGAAAAAAGATTTAAGTACTCAACAACAAATCAAATAATTACATCAATTCTTTGTGATAACGGAAAATGTAGGATATAACATGAAAAGTAATTTAAAATATATATACGAAATGATGGAGGGCGAACAACAACCTTCATTAACAAAAGAAGAAAAATCAGAATTTGTTCAGAGTTTAAAAAACTTTTCTGCAATGAGTGACTCTGTTTATGGCAAAGGTGATTTAAAGGAAATTACAGAAAGAGTACGTAAGATTATAGAACGTGCTGAAATGATTGTTAATGAAAATGCAGATTGGTTTGATAAAGTATCAATGAATCGTCATCTCAAAGAATTAGCAGGTTCATACAAAACATTTGAATCAACTGCACAAGAAATGGCTCAACTTCAAGAAAGACTTGCAATGGCATATGAAGATATAGGACAACAATTAAATAAATACTTTGATGTAGAATAATTTGGTTGTTTGAATATTATTCATTATTATATATAGGAAACAATGATGAACAAAAATTTGTATAAAGAATTTTTTGGTTTGAAAGAAAATAGTATCAAAGAAGCTCAATTGGTAAACAAAATAACTGATTACCAAGGAGGCGTTGTATACAAATTGTTCGATCCATCTACCTATGCAGACGTTCGTTCTGACATAGAAAATTTTGCAAATAAAAAAGGATTGCAAGTTATTCAAAATAAATTTGATGCTGAGAAAGGCGTCGGATATATGAGATTCACACAAAGTGATGATGTCGGTAAAGACTCGCAAAGAATTCAAGGATTTGTTTCACAATTACCAGAAGTATCAAAATTCAAATTCAAAGTTATAAACAGAAAATCAAAATAGTTAAATTTCAAAAACAAGTTACATGAGTAAAAAACACAAGTATCATCAATCAATTATTCCAGGCTTTGCTTTGGGTGCCGCTGTTCTAAATGGCGATTTAGGATTTGCATTACGTCTATGGAAGAAAAAACTTAAAGATTCGGATGTATTGAAAAATCTTAAAGAACGTAAAGAATTCACAAAACCTAGTGTCAAAAAACGCAAACAAATGTCAGACGCAATTTATTGGCAAAAAGT